GGATTAGATAATCTAACCACAGAATAAGAAGGGGGCTTCGTGCCCTCTTTTTTTTTATCTTTGTAAAAACAATAAGCGATGTGTATTGAATCACTGCTTGGATTAAGAGACTGCGCTGGCGTTGAGCCATCGACAGGGCTTTACATCGATGACCTTGGGATTAATCAAACCTTCCTCGGTCAACTAATCACCGACCAATATCGCAACGGCGTTGAGCTGTTCGAGGATAAACGAGCGTTTGCGTGGCGCAAGCTGTCATCGGATGTGCTGACTAAACTCAGCCCGATGATGAAAAGCGATACCGTCATCGAAAGCCGTAGGATTGGGCAAGCGGTGAGCAACTATTCCAATGTGCAGACTGCGCTCGGTGCTGGCAACTATGGCGGCATCAGATTGAAGATTGACCCTAATACCATTGCATACCTTAACTTTTACCTTGCGGATATTAACCTTGCCATTGCCTCTACGAATACCAATGTGCCTGTGTTAATATTCGACATGACCACTGGCAAACTAATTGAGACGATTACCTATGCAGAGGGTGCGCTCGATCAGTTCATCGGTAAGACATTCACCTCGGCAAAGCGCAAGCTCGATATTGCTATTGTTTATGAATCGACCATGAACACGGCTAAATTCACGCCAAAGAAAGGCACTTGCACAAGCTGTGGCGGCGGTGCTCGTGAGGCGCATATATGCCCATTCGTGGATGCGATAGGCATCGAGCTCACAACCGATGGAACGAATGTGCTGACAAGCAGCTCGAGTAAGTACACCACAGGCATGAGCCTTACGTATAATGTGAACTGCGACCGCCAAGGATGGCTGTGCTCGGTAGGTGGAACGATGGCGCTATCGTTAGCCTATGCCACAGCGGTTGAGATTTACAACTATGCCCTAACAACGAGCCCGAATCAGCGAGTGAATACTACCGTCATTGTGAATCGTGGCTCGAATAAAGCCGAATTGCAAGAGGGCATAATGGCAGCACGCGACATCGCAGCATCGAGGTACAGCGAAGAGCTTGGAGCGATGCTTCAGAATATGCGACTGCCTGATGACACGCATTGCTGGGATTGTAAGCGAAACATGAAGTACGTTACTGCGTTACCATAACATGCCGACACCTGCCGAAATTCAAAAGAACCTCGATGCGTTGTATAGCGATTGGACTTCCAAGTTTACGCCGTTATACGGCCCTGTTCGTGAATTGAAGCGCATCATGTTTAAGCGCATATTCGGCACTGGCTCGAGCGGAGGAACCAACTCGGCGGGCGAAAAGCTACCGACCAAGCCATACAGCACTAAGCCGCTATACATAAGCCCAAGGGCATTGAGCAACGCACCGAGTAAGTTTAAGGTCGGTAAGCGTGGCGAACCGATTGAATCGCTGTTTTTCCCCGGCGGTTATGCCGAGCTAAAGAAAAGCACTTCGCGCAAGTTACCCCTCGAATTAACTGGCAGGCTCAAAGGTGGGTTCCTTTCATCAGATGTATTGACTGAAGGATTGGAAGCAGCGATAACCGTACCCGCATCCGAGGTTGGCAAAATTGATGGCTTAGAGCTTAAATACGGCACTATCTTTTTGCCGACAGCCGAAGAGCAAGAAGCGATGTTAGAAGAGCATGCAGCGGAGCTTGTGCAACAAATCATAAACGCAATGAGCAAATGAATATACTTTCTACCATTCTCGACAGGCTAAACCAACGCATTGAGGTCGGCAATATCTTCGATAAGATTTACGGCCTTAGCGAGCTTGTAGGCGAGGGCAATGATAAAGCATGGGCATTCTACATCGGCAACGGCCAAGCGATTCCTGTAACCGATTACGATGCTAAACAAGGCACCCTCTTCTGGGCGAAGCGAAGCAAGACAACGGTTACCAAAAACGACTCGCTCAGGCTTGCTGGTTGCCGCTCAATATACGAGACACGCTTCTCGATGACGGCTTATGCAATGGTCCGCAAATCGCATCTACCTTGCGATGCTTCCGATGCGAACGATTGGATAGCATCTCGAGTGCTTCGCTTAATTAGCGGCACTGACCCGCAATTTAAGACCGCAATCGGGGCAATCGCTTACGAGGTAGTGCCAAGCGGGTACGCAACAGAGATAAGATACCTACCAGTGAATTATGAGTGGGCTGCGGTTGCAATCGATGTGGATGTGAATGTTAGCACATCGAGCGAGGACGGCTGCTATGACACATGCCAAACTGGTGACATCCCTCTGCCTGACTTCGAGCCATGCGAGCCATGCCTCACATCGGTAGCTGTCGATGGGGTGACCATAACAGGAAACGGAACACCAGCCGACCCATTGGTAGCAATTGGTGGCGGTGGTGGAACACCATTGCGCACTCAGGATGAAGGCATAAACATAAGCACCAATACAACCACGCTGAACTTCACAGGCGATGGCGTGACGGCTTCGCTTACTTCACCCGGTGTGGTTGAGGTAAACATCCCAAGCGGTGGCGGTGGCGGCGTTACTGCGGTAACGGCAACTGCGCCAATTGCCTCAAGCGGTGGAGCTACGCCCGACATCAGCATCAGCCAAGCGACAAGCAGCTCGGATGGGTACTTGAGCTCGGCTGATTGGAACACGTTTGATGGCAAGCAAGATGCGCTTACAGCGGGTACAGGCATTGACATCACAAGTAATGTTGTAAGCAACACCGCGCCCGATCAAATTGTGAGCCTCACGGCTGGGACTGGAATCGCGGTGAGTGGTACATATCCAAGCTTCACCATTGACAATACGCAAGACCTCAGCGGTTACGTGCCATACACAGGCGCAACTCAGGACGTTGACCTCGGCACGCATAAGCTTTCAGCCGATGCGGTTGAGTTTAGCCTTACGCCTACCAATTCACCCGGCGCTGGGCAGATTGCATACGTTGGCAATACTGGTGCGCTTGCGTACAATATGAACGGCTCGGCTGTAACAAGCCAAATCGGTCAGACCTTACACGCCTTTGTTCACAATGCTGACAGCGTAACGATAAACAAAGGGCAGGCGGTGTATTTATTCGGGGCATCAGGCAATAAGGCTTCGGTCAAGCTTGCGAATAATACAGTCGATGCCACAAGCGCAAAGACTTTCGGGCTTGCCGCTGAAGATATTACAAGCGGTCAAAATGGATTCATAACCGTGCAAGGTGTACTCGATGGATTGAATACGGGCGCATATACGGCAGGCGATACACTTTACCTCGGAGCAACGGCTGGAAGCTTGACAAACGTAAAGCCATACGCCCCAAATCACTTAGTGTATATTGGTGTAGTTGAAAAGGCAAACAACGGAAATGGTCAAATTTACGTGCGTGTTCAGAATGGCTACGAGCTTGACGAACTTCACGATGTGGATTTAATCACTACGCCGCCAGTCAACAAAGACCTATTAACCTACGTAACTGGCAGCCCTAACCTTTGGAAGAACCAAAGCCTCGGCACAATCTTAGGTGGCACGACATCGCAATACGTGCGCGGCGATGGTTCACTTGCCACCTTCCCGACCATACCAAGCGGCACGGTTACATCGGTAGGCTTGACAATGCCTGCGGCGTTTACAGTAAGCAATAGCCCGGTAACAGGCTCGGGCACGTTAGCGGTTACAGGAGCAGGCACAACGGCTCAGTATATCCGAGGGGATGGCACACTTGCAACATTGCCGGCTGGAGTAACGGTATGGAAAAGCGGAACAGATAGCGCATTGATTACAGGCACAACAGCGATTACGGTGGCATATACTCAACTTATTTCTGCAAATACATTTGTGGCTGGAGACATTGTTCGATTTAGTTTTCGTTCTCGCAAAAGTAGTGGGGGCGCAAACCAAACGCAACGAATCTATGTTAACACATCGGCAAACCTATCAGGAACTCCGATATTGCTGGGTAGCTTTAACGTAAACAGCGCGAACTTTCTGATGCAAAACCAATTTGAGCGCATCATTGTAATTAAAAATGCAGTAAACAATACCGAGTTTACCAATGCGCAGAGCATATCTGTACCTGATGATTTTGGAATTAATAGCACATCGACTGCCGTTATTGACTGGACTCAGAATCAGTATTTTGTTTTTACGGTATCATCAAGCTCGGCAGCCGACAATCAGTATGGCTCATACTACTTAATCGAAAAATTGTAAGATGGACAATATAACTATAAACCCGAACGAGGTGCAATTTACCTCAACCATTACAGGCAATGTGACAAACGGCAGACTATACGAGCCTAAATGGGACATCGGCGATGAACAAGCTGTTCATATTTACACCGATGCCGGAATCTATTACATTAACGTCAATCAGCATACAATCAATGGGGCAACTTATACAAGTTCGATTGATTTAATTACCTATCTAAATTCTTTGTAACTTTGTAAAAATTCTTATACTATGGCAGGCGTAAAAGTTACCGACCTAACATCTACCAGCACGGCAGCTGCAACAGATGTGTTCTACATTGTTGATACTGGCGCAAATCAATCGAAGCAAATTGAAGTGCAGAACATTTATTCAGGTTTGCCGCAGTTTGAGAGTGGCACGTTTACGCCTACGGTATCGAATGAAACTTATAACGAGGTTGTAACGCCGTTAGCTACCTATTACAGTCGCGTTAATGATGTAGTGAATTGTACGTACTTTTTAAATGTTACTTTAGATACAGGCCAAACGCAAGCACAATTTGAATTGAGCTTACCAGTTGCTTCAAATTTTACCAATGTAAAAGATTTAGTAGGCATAATCTCGCACGATGCAGATTCAAGTGAGCTACCTACTTGGTCAATATCTGCAAACACTACTAACAATACGGCGCAAATAGGATTGACAGCAGTTACGAGTGGATATAATTATCAATATATCTATATCACAATTCAATACCTCGTACTCTAATGCGCTCAACCTCGCTTCTCGGTCTCAACCTGATTAAGAAGTGGGAAGGCTTACGCCTGAGCGCCTACCTATGCGCTGCTGGTGTACCAACAATCGGCTACGGCTCGACACGTTATCCGAACGGCAAAAAGGTTATGCTCGGCGAGAAGCTGACAGGAGAGAAGGAAGCAACGCAATTACTACTCGCAACACTTGAGCCGTTTGAAGCGGCAGTAAATAAGCATTTACCTACCCTTAATCAATGCCAGTTCGATGCGCTTGTGGCTTTCAGCTATAACGTGGGGACTGGCGCTTTTATAAAATCCACGCTACTCAAAAAGGCAAAGGTGAACTCAGCCGACCCGAGCATCGTCGATGAGTTCCTAAAATGGAACAAGGTAAGCGGCAAAGTGCTTGCAGGGCTTACCAATCGCCGCCGCGAAGAGGCTAACCTCTATTTCTCACTTTGTAATTTTTAGCCCTACGTTGCCCAAACGTGGGTAAGGTTTTGGCGTATATTCACATATGAGCAAAAGACCTACCAAACCAAGGCGAATACTCGATGTGATTGTGAAGCATTGGCGCAGCACCATCGGCTCGCTGATGATTTTGGTATCTATATTTTTGCTCATATTCAAAGTGATAACAGCCGAGACATTAACAGCCATAATTGCAGCACTAATAGCCGCAGGATATATCCCAAAAGCCAAGAGCGATGCAGCAGATTCGTAGAGATACAGTAAAAATTGCGAGGCATAATAAGATAAACCTCGACACCATAAGCTGGGAGGCGGCTCATGCCGATACCTCTTTTGCGCAAACCAACCGCGAGAGCTTTCAGGCTGTGATTGCCACGCCACCAAAGCCTAAAGTACTCACAGCATTCGACACAATTCAGCCTTGTGATGTATCTTTGTACCCGGCAGCTACGTATTACATCCCCAAAAGTCAGCTTGTAAGAAATGAGCCGCAAACTGAATCGCCTATGAGTTACGATATACTCGCCAATGG